AATTGCCGTCTACGGGTCTTTCGACCAGTAGGACGAGAGCGTTTTCGCGTATGTGTACCTCTCACCATAGTTAATTAAACGTCCGGTTTCTGTAATGAGACCTGTAGGCGCGGTCTCTATATATAAGGACCGGCGTCCTCGAACGCTTCGCGTTCTGCGGCGCCTTACGGGTGTCAGCTACAGCCGAATGGGCCTAACGGCCCATTCAGCGCCGACCAATATAATATAGGAATGATAGTGTACTCGGTTAATAAATGGGTGCGGATAGTAGATGTGTAATGGCCACTTGTAATATTTTATTAATAATGTGAAATTACATTTCAATTAACTCAATTCTGCGAAGTAGCGCAGGTAATTGAGGGTGTTCCACACCTAGGTGGCATGTAAATACAACTGAAGGATGAAAATTACTTGTGACTATGAAATTGTCACCTAATAGTGGACACATGTCCCCTTTAACTTCAACATAACATTTGTAACGGTCAAACCATCTTAACAAATGGTTAATGTCGATACCATTCGGCCCGAAGTCGTCAATGATGACGTCCTTCTCTAAGAGATACCCATTCCACCACTTTGTACGTGGATCTTTAATGTAAGCATTTGGAAGGTCGGAATGGGCGAAGCGGGATTTGCCTACACCTGGGGATCCGTAGATCCACCTAACCCGTATCTCTGGTCTTGGTTGCGCACCGGCGAGTCCGAGAGAGTTTCGTAACAGAACATGTCCGGACCAGGCATAGGTACCTGGATTGTTGGTAGCGAATGCTTGAATGCCCTCTCGACCCTTTCCGAGTGACTCAGTCCACTCGACGGCGAGGGAGTCGCGGGTGCGCTTCTTAACGGCGGGTTCAGGTCGTACACCATGCTCCCAGAATATTCCGCCTTTAGAGCAATATAGGAAGTTAGAACTTCCATCTCCCTTTGCATATTCGATATGTGCTCTAGGTGAGAGGTGTATTTTGATTGATGGAAAGCGAGTCTTTGCCTTGAGTGAGCAATAGCCTTGGAGATGTCGAGTACCTTCTTCTCCAACTTCTTCTCCGATGATTGAATAGATGGAACTGCTGACAAACCACTGTTTGATCGCCTCATGTTCTTCAGTTGTATAATTGTTAAGCGTAAAGCAAAAGTTTTTGCTTTGTCTACTATCGCTTCTTGGTGTGGTTTTATTACGCACCATTGTGTTGTAATATATGGAAAGATATAAGAAGCTTATATAGAAAGATTGAACAACTTGCAATATAATATAGGGGGTGAAACGAGGGGGTGACTGAGATTGGCTTTCGGGTAATACTATACCGAAAGCCAGGACTCCCCCTTTTTTTATTAATATTAGCTGGCCACAGCTATAGCTACACGAAGTCAGCACTAAACGATAAATTGTGGTAACGTGTAAATAACAACGTGTCTCCCACGTTCGCAGAGTTGACTTGAATGAACCAATGGAATTGATTCTTGCCCTCTGTAAAATCTACACCGTCGATTTTCTGTATGGGGATCCTATACTTTAACTCCCCAACATTACCGTTCTCAATAAGGAACGTCTTCCGCATGACAATGCGTCCAATGTCTGAACCAAATTCTGGAACGACACTTGGGTCCCACCCATGGAAAGTAGTGGTTGGAACAAATGTTAAGTCCAAGTTGTCGCCAGTACGTATGAGAAATATCTCAACATTAATAGGATCAGCTGTACCTGGGGCATTAATACATTTAATACCGATCATACCCCCACGTACGACTAAGTCTCCTTGAATAGTGGGTACGGTACCAGACTGATCAAATGCCAACGCACCACCAGCAGCTGTCCAAAATTGAAAGGCTGGTGTATTGGGAAGAGCATCTCTGAAATGAGATCCGTAAAGATTCGCGTTGGCCCCAGAGGTCAACAACTCTGTCCGACTAAAGACGGAACGCACGTGCTGCTTCTGCAAAGTGGAATCCCATAATTTATGGTTCCACGATCTCCGTGATAAACGGCGAGATCTAAATCTAAAGGTCCCTCCGGTCCCACTTTTGGAAGTGAGTCCCATGGAACGATGTGTACGTTTACGGAATTGCCGTCTACGGGTCTTTCGACCAGTAGGACGAGAGCGTTTTCGCGTATGTG